GAGGAATGGCAACGATGAATCATAAAGAAGTAAACGATTTCCGCAATGGATTGAAGGATGATATGGTAGCAGTGAAAGCCGCATTGAAATACATGGTTGAGTCTCAGAATAAACAAATGGTTCAATTAGATCATATCAATGGCAGAGTGAGAACCAACGAGAAGTCTATCAGTATGATCACAGGCATTGGATCAACTGTGGCTTTATTTTTCACAACAATTATTGGATTTTTATTTAAGAGAGGTTAAACATGGAATGGTTAGTCGCAAAACTGGGAATGTCCACACTTCAATATGCCGCCGGAGGAATTGGAGCAGTGGCAGTGGCATGGACATTAAAGAAGATTCCGAACAAAGAGATCAAGGCACAGCTTGGTATGATCATGTACGGAATGGGTGTTACATGTTCACTTGGTATGGGAAAATGGAAATACACAAAGAGATTTTGGAACAAAACGATCGAGCCGTGGCTCATTGATGCAATAGATAACATCTTCGGACATGGTATAAAAGAATTCATCCGTGGACTGAGAAGTGACAATTAGTCTTGAACTACTTTCCTCTATCCGTAAACACGAAGGCTTTAGGGCAAAGGTGTATAAGTGTAGTGAAGGATTTGACACTATCGGATATGGATTTGCCATCAAGGATTTGGTATTAGATGAGGATATCGCAAACATCATCCTCCAACGCAAACTGGAAGCACTGGTCAGGAGTATTGAATTCAAGTTTTCCTGGTATGCGGATCTTCCCAACGCAGTCAAGGATGTGGTGATCGAGATGTGTTTTCAGTTAGGACTAAATGGATTTTCAAAGTTTAAGAAAACTATTGAACACTTGCAGTGTGAAGAATGGGAATTAGCAGCAGAGGAATGTTTGATAAGTCGATGGCAAAAACAAACACCAAATCGTGCAAAGGCACTATCAGATAAATTGAGGGTAGTATGAGCAGATACACAGCGTTTTGCAACAATAACACCGATTTACAGGGCGTACTGGCTAACATAAATGATTATGACAGGAAGAGAGTCTTACCGCCGAATTGGGTAGAATCAGGCACATCAAATTTATATTATCTCTACAATGCTGGTTATGTAAGCCAGTTATACAAGGATGGAGCAGAGCAGACAAAAGTAACAGATACTCCTAATGCTAATAATGAATATGCGTATGAAACAGCCTCTGATTTATTAATATTTTTTATGGGTGGGCTGACCACTTCATCAATGAACGCAACAGTTTTTGAATCATCTCAAGATTGGGATAGTCTCAAAACCACTGTCTGCAAAGAGCAGGCAGACCGCATTCGCTCATACATCAATCGTCCTATCTATAAGCGTGCCAATTCAGCCTATCAAGGGGCTTCAGATAGGGACTACGATTGGATATTAGTACGAATCAATGCAATACTCGCTGTGGCTGACTTGGTGCGTTCTGGAGGAGATACGGAGCTTGCAGATGAGTTGGAAGCAATGGCAACAAACGAGGATAGTAGTGGACTTTTAGATAAGTTAAAGTCAAGAGAATACGTTCTCTGGAACGAAACTTCTTTTAGATCTGAGAGTGGAGTTATCCAGGAAGTGGGTATCGATGCAAGTTCCACAGGTTATGTGGAGGATGTAAAACTGCATGGTCCGCCAGGAGTGGACTACGATGAGGTCAAAGTTATTATCTCTACAGCAGGGACATTCACTGTCGGCTCTGCTTCCGGGGTGAAGTATGATGTCTATGTGAAAGATTCAACAGGCTTAAAGATGAGTAAGATCATTGACGCTAAAACTATCAATGGTAATTATCAACCGCTTGCATATGGAGCAGAGATAAGATTCCAGGCTGGTGTGTACACTGTATCTGATGAATGGGCAGTGATCTTCCAGAGTGATTCAGTGCCTATTGGCTCTTGCAGAAGCGGGCAAGTGTATAGATAAATGGCAATCACTTATGAGAATGTCGTCTTTGACCGTATAGTTGAGAGCTTAAATACATTATTAGCAGATGAATTTTCAATACCAGTCAGATACGATGAACACAAAGGGAATCAGAGTTTTCTTATTACTCCCGGTGAGGATGAGTTAATTGAGCTTATATCTCATGGACAATCCAGGACATACTCAATTCTTATCTCATATGAAATTACATCTGGCGGAGAATACACTAAGAATAATGTCAAACAAGTAAGTGAAACAGCAGAGAGAGTGAAAAGATTAATACATAATAACACAGCATACTCCCCATCAGATGTCTATAAATGGCATGATGGAAGGATTGAAACGATCACATACGCAAGAGGAGATGGAATTCTCAGTGCGAATATGGAGTTTATGTGTGCGAGTGTGGAGAGTATATGAAAATAAAAGTAAAATTAAACAAAATTCATTCAGTCAATCCAAATGGTATTCTATGTGATACAGCATCATTTGATAAACTCAAGGAAGGTAAGGAAGTTGATATTCCTGGTGATGCTGCAAAAGAATTAATAAATATGGGTATGGTTGAGCAATTAATTAAAAAGGGAGTAAAAGATGGCTGATGCAAGAGTAGTGCCAATCAGTAGCGTTAAATATGGCTTAAAAGCTGAAACATCATTTGGTGTAGGGTTAGATACAAGTGGTGCAGATAGTACAGCATACTTAACACAACCAGTAGTGCAAGCACAAAAACCTACATTCAACATTTTAAGAGAATCGAGATTGTTATCAGGGCGTGGATCTGTAAAGAATGCTGCTGACACTGTAGTTAATACAAGAGGTGGAACAGTTACAATGCCTTTTGAGATGTTAGCAACACCAAGAACGCTTGCACAGCACATGCTTCTTGTAGGTCAGGAAAGTGGAACATCAGGATCAACTTTACATGAAATGGAAATTGATGGTTCTAGCAATGCTAACTCTATGGGTGGAAGTATCTCATCGGGAATTCCACATAGTGTTAATTTAGCTTATTATCCGGCATCAGGCGAAGGGACAAAAGTATGTGGAGTTATATGTTCTGACCTTACAATCTCAGGCGATATTGCTGCAAATAATGGATTATTGAGCATGAGTGGAAATTATTTCAGTGGATTTTCAACTAAAGATATTTCCACATCAACATGTTTAGAACAAACCTTTGATGGGACATGGGTGGCAGCAGAAACAACATATCTTGATTTACACAACATAAGCGCACAGACATTGGATGTTGAAGGCAATGCTACACAGACATTTATAATGAAATCTTTTAGTTTTAATATCGCTAATGGCGTGAACCGGGTTGGTTCTGATACTAATGGTAATGCTGAAGTATATGTATTCCCTGAGTATGTAGTTACTGGTGATCTGACCATTAAATATGATGATGAGTTTGACTATGGCGCAGCTAATAATGTAGTACAGGATTTCTTAGATGGAGACACATTGTCATTGGCAATTAAAATTGGAGATGGGACAGCAGATGCGGAAGGCGAATGTAATATTGCAGCAGAAATCCAATACACAGGAGATCCTGGACAGGATATATCTGAGAGTGGCATTTTCCATACACTTCCATTTGAATGTGTGCAGAATAGTACAACGGAAGCATTTAAGATTTCTACATTCAAAAACGAAGCAGTAACAGTTTGGTAGTCAAAACAGACCACGGCGATTTCGATGTGCGAGATATTGCATTTGGTGATCGCCGTAAACTTCACAGGCTTGAGATCAAAGCCATCAAGAAAGACGGCGAGATGGACATGGAGAAATACTATGATGTTCTTGAGTGGGTGATGGACTTTGCATGGGAAAGCCCTGAAGAATCATTAGATCACCTGGATGACAATCAATGTGATGAAGTTCTTGCCGCAGTGTACTCTGCATACAAAGAGCCATCTAAAAAAAAGTCGTAACTGCTCGCCTTATGGTCTGGCATTCATTCTTCGGATCTGACAGTAAAGCCTTCTCTTCATTCCCATATAAGGCTAAATCTCCTACACTCTATAAAACAATAGAATTCACTGAAGATACTCTGTGGGAAGAAGTAGACAGAGTATTGGCAGAGAATGAGCGCAACTCATATTCACCAGGACAATCACTGTGGTATAACTTGAGTCTGTGTGCAAACATGGACAACTTCTTCGATCCTGAGATCAACATGATGATCCAGGAATATAATATGTCCAAGCAGTTCAACATCCCTCCTGCCAGAAGCACTGATGAGATGGATTACCATAAGATGGTCGTCTTTTCTGCTATAGATGAAGAAGTAATGGCGTGTCAAAAGAGAAAACAAGACGATGGCAAATAGATTTATAATAGAAATACGCACTAAGGGCTTTAAAGGTGCTGAGAAGGATCTTGATAAGATCAAGAAGAAGACGGATGAGTACAGTGAAGCTGGGAAAAAGATGCGTCTTACTACACAGGGAATGCGTAAATCAATAGGTATTCTCAGAAATAATCTTTTACTTGTCACATTCGCATTCGGCGGACTTATGGCTGCGGTCAATAAAACAGTCGGTGCTTACAGACAACAAATAGAAGCAGAGACTAAACTCAGAAGATCATTAGCCAATGTAGCAAGTGCCAGTTCTGATGGGGCTGACAAACTCATTCAATTAGCGGCGGCACTGCAAAAAGTAACTACATTTGGAGATGAGCAGATCATTGCTGGGCAGGCAATGCTTGCTACATTCCAACTTAATGAAGATGCAATAGCGGCTCTTACTCCACGAATGATTGATATGGCAGCAGCAACAGAGAAGGATATGGTCAGTGCAGCCATGTTATTGGGTAAAGCATTTACTGGACAAGTGTCTGCTTTATCAGAAGCTGGTATAATTATAGATAAA